ACCGGACGTCGGGTCCTTTTTCCATTTCCATTGTTGCAGCTCCTTAATTGTATTTACACAATGAGGTGCAACAAATATTCTTCTTCGTATAATGTGGTTCTTATCGACCACGCCCTTGAGCCAGTCTATCTGAGCTTTGACAGATCCGGCGGAACCGCCCTTATCAACGCCCTTGGCACGATAGCCAGCGCCCTTCCATGTCTTGATTCTGTCCGGCTCTGCGGAATCGCACCACATAGGCTTATTCATCGGTATAGCATGCTGAATCGCCAGCGGAATGATCTCTGCTGTTTCCTTCTCATGCACATATATCTCATCGAGAATGTATATATCATCATCCTTGATACCCAGAAGCAAGATAGCGTTCGCATGATTGAAACCGAAGTCCTGACCGATTGCGATATCATCATAATCATTCAGATTCTGCGATACATCCGCGACTTCCCAGTTATGAAGTATCAGACCGCCTATCTCGCCCCATTCTCCAAGTCCGTATATCTGATAGCCTTCGGGATCAACTTCTTTTCTACGTTCCATACGGCGGTGATACGCTTCGTCTATGAAGCGGTTCCCAAGATATGTACTATGGTGTGTCAGCACGTCCGGATCATATCTATCAAAATAGACCTTCTTTATCCAATGATTCTTATTCACCGGGTTGAAGGTCATTCTAAGCTGGTAGAACTGCCCGGGCGGCAATTCTCCACGCAATCTATCATCTATAATTTCCACATCTGCCTGCGTCAGCTCTGTTGCTTCTTCGCACCACACATCTGTGAGCTTTCCCTTCTGGAATGTGATTGACTTAAGCTTCTCTCGTTGCTTATCATCATTCATTCCACGGAATATAATGCGGTTGCCATTCGCCCGACATTCAAGCGACAATGGCGATGTGGTCATCTTCCAATATCGCTCCGCCTTATCTCCAAACATCCGATACACAGCACCTGTAAGCTCTGCATAGGTGCTGTCTCTGTTCGTGATATCTGACTTACGGACACATACAAGGTTCCTGCCCTTGTCCTTCATCAGCCGCAGGATATAGTTCTGCGCTGTGTCAACGCTCTTTCCTGAACCGGCAGAGCCTTTCATCACAATATATCGCTTCGTGCTTCGGTCTATCTCCCGGAAACATGGATTTGCTTTCACGTTCAGATTCAATCGGCATCACCGCCGATATCTTCCTCATCTCCATAATCGATAGTCACATTCAATTCCATATCAACCTTCTCTTCAACCTTCTCGGTGTACAATCCATATCGCTTGCCAAGAAGCTCCGCCGCTTTCAGCTTATCCTTCTCCGATGGCTCTTTCTCCATCTTCCGAGCTTTTGTGCTTCCATCACCCAAGCCTTCAATCACAATCTCTGTCGATTTGCTCTGTCCACGAAGCACGGATGTGAGATACTTAAGCACCTCATCCTGATCGGCAATTAAGGCTTTTTCTTTCTCGGCTAGTCTATTGTCTATGTACTCCCTCATAGCTCTATTAAATTTTGAACTTGGTTTTTCTTGGCTTTTTTCATTCAGCCAATCACTTGCCTTATATGCCGTTTTCTTCGAATACCCTGCTCTGATAGCTGCTTGTGTGGCATTCAGATCAATCAGGTATTCATCACAGAATCTCTGCTGTTTGGCTGTAAGCTTAGCCATCACAATCACCATCCTTTACAATATCCATCCAAACAAAAAGCCTACCGCACCGGAGGATATGATCAGCTAAAGAGTACGGCAGGCATAAAGCAAAAGGCACCATGCAAAATGCACGATGCCTTTAACTTCCATTTATGATACATTAAATATAACACAGATTTCTCGTCTCATGTTATACAAATAAGTCAAAAAAATTACAACTTTTTCACAATCTTTATACTGATTTTAGGTGTACGTATTCAAACTATACCCTCTTTTGATGCATGCCACCACATCATCAAGCAGATTTTCGTCAACAATACCCTCCAGCATATCCGTTACATTCTCTGCTACATAATCCACATTGTAACTGTTAATGCTGCGATCAATGATATCCGTCACAACCTCCATATCATACGGTACATCCATGCCGGCACTCTTGTATGTTTCAGCATAACTTTCCAATCTGCTCTTTAATCTTTCCGGATCAATCAACTTTCCCATAGATTTTACCACCTGCCTTTATAATCTCGATCACATCATCTAAGTTAACTACAAGTTCTCCGCCCATGCCGTCATTCCCGAACCGTTCGTATGATGCTTTCTTTAAACGCTCCACGGCATCATCTGTGTCATATGCGGTCGATTGCTTGTCAATCAAATTAAACAAATCGCTTACATCGTCGCTTGTGCATATGTGGTCGCTATACATAAGTCTGCCATTTTCGTTAAAATAAGCATCAAAGTGTTTTACTAATACATTTTTTAATTCGTCCGCATCAATCAATCTCATTCTTCGCCCTCCTGTTCTTTTATCAGACAATAATTGTAAGCCATACAGCCATCACAAGTCTGTCTTTGACATCCTTCCTCTAAATAATCCGCTCCATCTTCCATATATTCAGCTTCGCTCATTTTCATCACTCCAATCTAACTTTTGACCACACTGGTGGCAGTACTTTAAATCGCTTCTAACTATTCTTCTTTCACACACTGGACATAGCCATAATGCCGCATAACCTAAATTTGCGATATATATCGGTTTCTTCGGTATCTGCTTTTCAAGTGCCTGTATTGCCATTTCATAAGCATTTTCAAAAGAACATCCCCATGAAGTATCACAAGGGATTGCTTTACCAAGTTCATTACAATCATATTTCAGTTCTTCAATAGCTTCACTCTCTGTCATATTATCCCTCGCTTTCTTCAATACAAAAATTCCAAAACCACCGAAATGCTTTAAGAATTTGCTCTTTAGTCGTTCCATTGTGTGTTGGCATTTCTAAGAACATTTTCAATGCTTCAATTTTTTCATCTTCTGAATATTTTTCAGAATTTATGTTATGAACTATTGCACAAGCAACTCCTATATTCATTTAAAGTCCCTCGCTTTCTAATAACTCTGGATTGTCAAATATGTTGCCGATCACGGAACATTCGTCTAAAACCTCATAGCTTTCAGCTGATAGTCTGTTTGTTACTTGAAACGAAAGCGTTTCATCATCCCATACGACTTGTCCTATGCAATCTGCTTCTGCAAGTCCATTTTCCGTGCTGTATGTATCCCAATAAGCAACAATATCATTCTCCCATATCAGATTGCCATTTTTATCTTTTAAGCCAGTACATTGGCAGATTGTGGTTGGGTCTACTTTGTACCATCCGTCTGTCTCTCCACTAGAATAAAACATTGTGTTAGGTTCAAATATTATGTGGATTTCTTCACAATTTGTAAACACATCCAAGCCATTTACATAATTTCCTTGCACCCATTCTCCGTTGTCAATTCTTTTCGCCTTAAATAAATATCTATTTTCCATTTTCTCCACCTCTCAATTCTTCGAAATAGAATTTTACATCGTCAGACACATACTTAACGATTCCAAACCGCTCCGCCACTTGATAAGGTATGCTGTCACGCATAAGCCTTTTATGTATTTCTGAAAGATACTTTCGAAATCCCTCGACATCTAAAGTGGCTTTATAGTGGTTGCAGCTCCTACAAGCTGGCATGTAATTTGATATATCATCTTCCCCTCCAATTCTAAGCGGCTTTGCGTGATCTACCTGCATATCCTTATATTCGATCTCGCAACCGCAATAACCGCATCTATGGTTACAATTTTCATATACCAAAAGCCGTATCTTCTTTGGAATCGATTTTCTCTTGTTCATCACTATGCATCATCTCCTCCTCTTCGCCCGCTCCACAACTTCCTGCTTCATATCCAGGTAATTGCTCAGAGCATCCTTCTGTTTTCTGATACATTCATTTTTCTTCCGTTGCTCTGTGGCGAATGCTTTGTAGCCTTCACACTCGCCATGGCAACCTACCTTTCTGTCCGTACATCCTTTACATGGATATTCACTCACAGCTTCAACCCCTTCCGAAAACGATACTTCCCGCTGTTCTCCGGAAGAGCTTCTAATGTATCAAGCACGCCCTGAACGTGAGCAAGTGCCCTTCCATGCATGGTTGACGCCCATGAATATGATTTTTTGTTGTCCGCTGCCACATCGTCAAGGTCCTTGCCTTGAATGTAGAGCTTGTGCAGCACATTATACTCCTTGACCGGAATCTGCTGTATCACTTCGCTGATCTCGCTCTTAACATCTCTGAGCCTTGCCACATACTTATCAATATCTCTTGCAGCGTCAATAGCCATAACGACCGAATCTTCCATCTTCTGGTTGGATCCTGACGACTTCACACGCTCTCCATCCGGCTGACCGGACAATGAGCTTGCAAGTGTAAGCCACTGCTCCCGCTCAATCATCTTGTTTGTGATCACAGCATCAATCTTCTGTACCTGCTGCAGATAGTTCTTTACGTTCATTTTTCTCAACAAAATCACGCTCCCTTTTCATCATCCTTTACGATAACAAATGCAACATCCTTACGTTCCATATACTTCTTAATCTTCGAAATCTGGAACGTAGCAAGCTCAATGATCTCCAGCTTGCCCGAATAATTTCTCTTAATCATGCAGACGTTCTCATCGTCCATCAGATTCGGAATAATCGTCTGCCCTGTTATTTCTTCTATGTACATGCTCATATCCTCCATTTTTGCGCAAAAAAATACCAACCATCATTATTCGATGGTTGGTATCAAATACATACACTTTTATGCTCTGTACTTAGGATATTTATCTTTATATTTTTGTCCATTTTCACAATACGGACAGTAGAAATAATCTTTTTTGCATCCTTGTGAAGCTTTGTCATAAACTTGATCTGCGGAAAGACATCCCATTTTATCTAGTCTATCATATTCTTTATCAAATTTATCCATGTCCTCTGCACTTATAGTGTCTACTACACCCTTATTTTTGCATGTTAAACAAAACTGTTTTGTGTTATCAATTAAACCCATAATACATATCCTCCTTCGTATTGGTAAGGATATTATACCACTCCAACCATCACTATTCAATTTTCAAAGTTCGACAAATTTCGACGCTACATCATCTGATCTAATGGCAACTCCATCTGAATTGCCGGATAATCTTCCCACGGAACTCCTATGTAATCGAGAACTCTTCCCCAGCCATATTTCTCTCCAGTCTCTGGATCTGTACAACACCGGTACATGTAATACTCCCATTCTTTCTGGTTACGCTCTCGCAATTTATCAAATCTATGTGGTCTTTTCTCCATGTGAATGCCAAAGCCACACATACTACATCCGGTTCGCTGTGCTCCTGTAGTCCGAAGATTTCCGCACTGATCCTGTACTACATCGCCGTAAATATCTGGTATAATGCTATCCACCGGCTCATATGGTATTACATTTCCATTCTTGTCTTTGCTGTAAGGTTGCTCATAGTACAACTTCTCAAACACATCCATGTTTTTGTGATACCAATCATCCATTTCCAATGCCAGCTTTAATATGTCATTTCGCATATACGGAGCAAACGGAGCCGATCGCATTGTGGTTTTTCCATAGTAGTTGCATCCGTGATCGGTAAGCGCTTCTTCTCTCTGCCCGCCTTCCGATGCCATCATTCCAAGATACGGATAGCTCTGATGTTCCCTCGCCCAGTCGTCACATGGTTTTTCTTTGAGCCAGTAGCAACAATCATTTGATACCTTGAAATCCGGTTTCTGATAGTTCACTCCTTCATTTTCGTTTTCATACCCTCCGAACAATTTCAACCACTTCTGCGGCAGTTTCATCCGGCTATTCTTCTGAAAATGTCCGAGTTCTCCACATTCACCTGTAATAATTGCATGTCTGACCGTTTTATTCTTTTCCGTTGGATTCTGCAACAACGCAATCTTACCTGCTATACGCTTACTGATTACCGGAAATCCAACTTCATTCAATACCTGTGTCTTTGTCTTATATGAATGCAGAATTGTCACACCAAGCGCTTTGTGCACTCTCTGAATACTTGCATCTTCCAAACTCGATACTGATATTGCCGGTACATCAATTCCGATAGATTTCAAGAACACATGCAATGTAATGCTATCAAGTCCACCGACACTGACATGCGCTACTTTCCCACGTTTATCCATCTCTTGAAGAAATTCTATTGCCCGGAGCTTGGATCGTTCCTTTTTTACTTCGTAAGGCTGACATTGCATGGCAATCATCCGGCTTTTTGCTTCACGCTTCTGTTCTTTCCACTTCTGGAATTCCACATCTGGCTTATCAATCTCTATATCTTCCAAGAAATCAAATTGTTCCTGTTCCATATCTACCTCCTACGCAAACATCAACTGTCCATTTGCTCCCTCTGCTACTCTCATATTTGCTGTTCTTCTTGCAATACACATTTCTGGAAGATTTGCCCTCACAAGTGCAGCCGGTATCGGTGGGCATACCGCATTGCCACACCTTCTTACCTGTTCCGTTCTTGGATATATCTTGCCAGTATAATCATGATCAATAATGTAATCATCTGGAAATCCCTGGCATCCATATAACTCTCGTGGTTCCAACATTCGAAGTCCGATATCCACAATCTGGTAATCAACACCCTCAATCGTTACAAGACCAAACCTATCCTTTGTGGTAACCGTGTCTAATGGTTGTTCAATGTCCTGTCCAGTAGCATCACCATAGTATTTGATCAGAAATGCCCGGACTTCTCCAAAATGCCCCGCAGACGTTGTAACTGTATGTAACGGATCTCTTTCATCTTGTCCCACGCATGTCTTATAGAACTTGCTTAGAAACGATGTAACCAATCCGTATCGGTTGGAACCATCAACTGTCATGATCGGATCTCCTATTGTCTGTCCTCGCACTTCTCCATGTGCTGTCTCAGAATGGTACTGAATCAACGTAGGGCTAATAAGACAATGTTCGTTTTTACTCACGATTGTTGTTAGTGGTTCCCTCACGTCCTTACTACGATCCGCAGTAAATCCAGTCTGCCCTATCTGTACAATATACGGTTCCACAACTCCATATCCATGCTTTCCTGTTATAGTTGGCATCGGCTCCCGGATATCGTTTGGTCTACGATCTCCGCTGTGGTTGCACTGAATGATAAACGGCTCTGGATTATCCAAAACGAATTTTTTCAGTCCTCTTGCAATCCGTTCCATCGTCTTCGGAGCCAGCGGTCGTACCGCCCGGATACCATATTTTTCCTTAATCTCTTCAGAAGTGTCAAAAATGCTCGGACAAGGCAGGCTAAAATCAAGTTGCGTGTATGCTCCAACATAAGGTTTAAGCAACCCTGCCTTGACTTCCTCACTGTCCGCCGGTGCATGTGTAGGCTCTGGCCAGACGATTGATTTCCCATCGCAACGTGCAATCATAAAGAATCTTTTTCGCATTGTTGGAGCTCCATAGTCCGCTGCCACAAGTTCTTTGAATTGTACTTCATACCCTAACTCTTCAAGCTGTTTTACAAACCGTTCAAAGGTCTTGCCCTGTTTGTTCTTAATTGGGTGATGGCGTCGGTTTAATGGTCCCCATGTTCTGAACTCTTCTACATTTTCAAGCATGATTACTCTTGGTCTTACAAGACCCGCCCACCGGCAGGCTACCCACGCAAGACCTCTGATATTCTTATCCTTTGGTTTTCCACCTTTTGCCTTACTGAAATGCTTACAGTCCGGCGAAAACCAGGCAAGTCCTACCGGATTTCCTTTGCATGCTGCAATCGGATCTACCTGCCACACATCTTCACAATAATGCTTTGTTCTTGGATGGTTGGTTTTGTGCATCTGTATAGCTTTCGGATCATGATTGATGGCTATATCAACGCTGTATCCTGTTGCCATTTCGATGCCTGTCGAAGCTCCGCCACCGCCAGCAAAATTGTCTACAATAAGCTCTCCATGTATCACTCCATCACCCCCGGCATAAAATCAAACAGTGTCAGCTCATCCATCTCATTTTCTGCTGCCTGTAAATATCCCACACCATCTCGGAAATAATCCGGATTCAACTCACAGCCTTTACCGAAGCGGTGCATCTTAACCGCCGTCATTGGTACCGTCATAAGTCCGCCGAACGGATCATATACGACATCTCCCGGATTGCTGTATCTATTGATGATTCTCTCCACAATATCAAGCTGCAACGGACATACATGCATCTGAGCACGTCTGCGGCTCTGTGTCGTGTTAAGCGTCCGCATCCGGTTGATATCATCCCACACCTCAATCTGGTTCCATGATCCCGGAGCAACCACCATGAATGTTGCCGGCAGTCTGCCGTCCTTATCAAGCTCTTTTGCAAGCTTCACATGCTCTTCATAGTTGTACACGCTCTCTCTGCTGTATTTCCTGTATGCTTTCTGCAGATTATCCACCGATATCTCTTTCAGCTCATCCTTACTGATCAGACGATTGCCCGACGATCTCCAATATCCATGTGCGTCTATCTGCCATTGTGCCCTTGTGTATTCTTCCTTGCTCTTTGATACTGGATCATCTGCATATGCTTTGCTATGATCCGTTGGGAGCTTTCGGAACAATAGGATATATTCCGGGCATCCTACACCCATCTTGGTGCCATCCTTGCACTGTTCAGACCAGCCAAGGCGGTATGTCTGATTATTCTCCCGTACAACATCCGTCACAACGGTGATCATGCCGAAATACATAAAACCATGCTTCATGTAATGCTCGATACAATCCGCATGAAACGGCTCGATCGTCGGCATACCGGTACCTGTCGCATTTCCAAAAAGCACTCTGTCCTTTACATGTACTGCTGCCACTCTGCCAGGCTTCAATACCCTCAGGAGCTCCGGTGTCAGATAGTCCATCTGTTCAAAGAACCGCTCTGTATCCTGATTATGTCCGAAGTCGTTATAATTTGCACTGTACTCGTAGTGATTGCCGAATGGTATCGACGTATGTATCAGATCAACGCTGTTACTTGCCATGACACGTGTCTCTTCCACGCAGTCGCCGTATACCGCTTCATAGTGATTACCTCGCACGGTTCGTTCTTCTCTTGTTCCTTCCACTCCCATCTTCCTTTCCAATCGTTCAGCTTTGTTCGCTGAATTAAGTCCATACTTCTTCACGATCTCAACCATCCGCTTGACCATGTAATTATGATTCTTCCATTTCTCCAGCAATGCTTCCTTGATCTGCCGCTCGTTCTCCATGTAGATAATGTCAATCACAACCGGCTGACTCTGCAAGAACCGGTAACATCTGTGGATTGCTTGAATAAAATCATTGAATTCATAATCAATACCAAGGAATATTTCCCGGTGGCAATACCGCTGGAAATTACACCCCGAGCCGGACAGCGATTTCTTTGTTGCAAACAGCCGTGTCTTTCCATTTGAGAAATCAATTACACGCTGTTCTCTCGTCTCATAATCCAAGGATCCATAGATATCAACCGTCTCTGGCAACGCCTTCTTGATTGCATGGCGTTCACTCTCCAGGTCGTGCCACAACAAGAAATGATCATCCGGCGAAGCATCTACAATCTCCTTCATCTTCTGTACCCGGATGTCTATGCTGTCCCGCTTAACTGCTGCCGCTTCTTTCAATCCTTCTGCCGCTTCCTGAAAGAGCTGCATCTGTCCGTCCCTGTCCGCTGTATCTCCGTAATGAATCGGTATCTCATGCCATCTGACATCAAGCGGTGGCAGATCGTATCCGACATCTGAGTAGTCAGGATTGAGATCAGACGGCTTTGTAACGAACAGCGCCCAACTTGACACCCACAACCAGAATTCATCTTCCATATTCGGATACAGCGTCAGGTTGTTTGCCTTTGTACTATCCCGCTGGAAGAATCTTGTCAGTGCCTGTCCGGTGTCCATGACTTCCAGATATCCGGCATAGTGTATAAGCTCCTTGTACTTATTCGGCGATGGTGTAGCCGTTGCTACGAGCTTATATGGAACGTTCTTGAATTTATCCAAGAATGTCTGATATGTCTTACTTCCAAAGCTCCGGAGTACACTTGCTTCATCCAGTGACGTTGCAGCAAAGTACGATGGATCTATATCACCATCTCTCACTCGCTCATAGTTCGTCAGCACAATCTGACTGTCACACGCCTTGACCTCGTCCATCGTCCGGCAATACTCCGGCTTCTCATATCCAAGCAGTTCCACCGCATCTCTGGTGAACTCCTGCTTCACTCCAAGTGGCAGAACAATCAAAGCTCTGCCGCCGGTATGTTCTGCTGCCAAATGGCAGAACTCTATCTCCTGTACCGTCTTTCCAAGACCGAATGCTTCAAACAATGCCCGTCGTCCGCCCTTAAGTGCCCATGCAACGGCATCTGACTGATGTGGTTTCAATGCCGGATTGATCTTTGAACGATCAACCGCAAATCCGCTGTCTGTTGCAAGGTCGATTTTGCTTTCTAAAAATTCTCTATATGTCATGTCACACCTCACTTGCAACCAGTTCTCTATTGCACAGCTTCTTGATCTGTCTCACTCGTTCAAACGATATACCGCACATTTTCGCTGTATCGGTCATGCCATATCCCTGCAGCATGCACCGCATCGGCTTCTGTGTTCTCGGAGACAACTGATCTACCATATGTTCAAAATCCATCATCGTAATAAGTTCTCCGATACAATCGTGTCTGTCTTCCAGAAACGAATCCCCATAACTGTCACCATCATCATTTACAATCTTGTCGAGTGATACACACTGTGGTTTCTCGACATTTTTCCAGTGAAATGGTGTACGTACTGTCACATCTCCAAATTGAATGTATCTTTCCACATATCTGTTGATATATATACCGATATAATTTCGATTTAAGTGTTCCAGATCCTTGCTTCTGTCAATGGCTTCCACCAGTGCAAGTACACCTTCCTGTATGATGTCATCGTAATTTGGGAATCCATGATATTTATTCAAATGAAAATACACGAGTTTGATATTCTCCATGATCTTCTGATTTCGCAGTTCAATTCTTTCTGCCTTTGTCAAATCCATTCACCTCCTGTTGAAAGAGAGCTTCCATCTCATCAAGCGCAGATACACGCTCCTGTGTCGGTTGTATACTCTTAGGCATATTGCTCTGATATCCTCGTCTCTGTTTCTGCCTGCGCTCATTCACTGCATTTACTACCCATCGAATAATTGCGAGATAATGAGACTTTGTTTTGTAACCTTTCTCTTCAATGTACATATCAAGAAATTCGATTGCATCGTTACGAATATCAGCTCCGTACTTATCTGCGAGCTTGGTGAATTCATCATCCAACAGCATCACATTTCCGAATGGTCCATATGAATGCTTTGCGGGTGCGCCCTCTCTTTCATTTACTTTCATTTCATTTACTTTTATTTTATTTGTGGGGTTTTTACGGGATTTACTCTCATTTTTAACGGATTTATTATGGTTTTTACTGTATTTATCCGAATTTTGGGTGACTTTAATAAAAGAAGCGGTCTCCTCTTCATTCAAAAGCCATATCTCACCATCAACTGCAATGTCTCGTCTAAGGCTCTTTGCCACTTCCTGATAGCGTTTCTGTATATTCGGGGAGGTAATGATAGTGTCCGAACTAGCAAGTGTGATCTCAACGATTAGTGACCGACTAGCCAAGAATGTCATTATCTGCTTCATTGAACCCTCGGACAGCCCAAGGGATGCTATCGCTGCATCCTCGCTGTCCTCATTCCATACGATGTAATAACCGTTTTCTCTATATATCTCCGCAAGCAACCATATGTAGAATATCAATCCATCCGATCCGTATCTTGCACTGAGTGCCCGAATCTTTAGGTCTGCGAAGAAATCCGTGTCAAATGGGAAGTACAGCAATCCTTTTTTTTGCGGTCTTGCCATCTGCTCCTTCCTTTCAATCCAGCTATTTAATAATGCTGGTTGCATAATCCTTATAAACATCTTCAAGCATTGTTCGATTACATTCTACGAACTCGCTTCCTGCAAGATCTTTGTTCTCTGCCTGAATCTTCTGCCGTGCTCTTCTAACCGATTCTGTCGCAGGAAATCCAAGCTCTCGCATATGCAGGAAGAACTGCTGAATAGGAATCTTATCTACGTCCACACCGTTCTTCTTGCCAATCTCCTTGTACACCATGTAGCATAAGCATCCGTCACTGCTTCTCGTCTCTGGATGCTTCTCAAGCACCGTTTTCACGACCTTGTGTGTATCTCTGATATTTGCACTCATCTTGTCACACCTCCCTGATCCGGATGCCGTATCGGTAGAGCATCAGTTTCCGCTTGATAATGTAATCCTTTGTCCGGAATCCTTTTGTATCCTCTACGACCGTATCTCCGTTGGTATCTATATAAACGAAATCAGCGATATAACTACATGCATGTTCCACGCAAAACTTCTTCATCTTCACAAATCCATTCTTCAATGTGACCGGTCGCAGTTCATATTGCGATGGAATCAGTTCATATTTGACCTGCATCTGCAGATTGCTAATCTCGCCAGTCTGTTCAAGCAAATGAAGCTCCCGGTACCGCCACGCTTCCTTCTTGGAATCAAATGTAATACCGTCAACTACCACTTTCCTGCTTCTGTATTTGCTCATGTAACTCCTTTCCCTCTACCGCTTTTGTAGCGGTAGAGAATGACTTACAATAAAACAAAGAATACTGTGATATATCTTTGTACAATAACCTTATCCAAACAATGCGGCAGCGGCACTGTTGTTCACCTGCTCCGGCGTCGGCATTTCCGCTTCAGCCACCTGTGCACGTTCTTCCTGCTGAGAATCTATCGCCTGTTCCTCAGATGTTTCCGCCAGCTGTGAGGGCTCTGCAGCATCTACATCTGCAACCGGCTCATCTTCTACATATACCTTGGAACCATCTTCTTTGATGTATGCCATGTCGGATTCAAATGCTGACTGCATCTCGATCGACATGATTCCCCACTTGCTGATCAACTGACGGAGCATGGTCTTGTATGCCATTGCGTCGAAGTTCTTGTACCAGAAGCTTGAGTACATCCACGAATCACGCTGATCGTAATTACCTGTAACATAATCTGCATAAGACACCTTATGCTTCACGCCGTATCTCGTATTGATTGCCGTCATATCTTTGCTGAATGCCTGCGAATATCTATCCGCATGTGCAAGCATCTGATTTTTGCTCCAGTACATCGACTTTCGGAATCCATTGACAAGTTCAAACATAGCGTAATATCCAACCGTCTCCGCTTTCTCTCGTGCATCCCAGTCATTGATCATAAGCTGAATATTTATTTCCTCATTCATCGGATCAAAGCTGATAAACTCGCCTTCCTTGATAGCCAGCACAGTAAGCTTCTTGTACTGACCGGAACGGATTGCAAGCTGGATATACCCTTTGTATCCCATCTGGAACTGTGCCACCTTCGTACCGGCTTTGTTGTCGCTATACGGTACAAGGTAATAATGTCCAAGCTGTGGCGATGGGGAAAGCTTCAGGCTCTCTCCAAGAAGCGCACCCGACAGGATTGATGGCTTCGTACATTCCGCAAGCGCCGGATTCACGCTGACCGCCGATACCACGCCGGAGATAAACCGCTGCACATTTCCTTTTCCAAGCGCCTGCTCAATATTCGCTTTGATATCCATACGATTCAGGAACCCGGTCATTGTTGTGTCCTGAATCTGATTCTGATTCTGCTTACTCTTAACCAAACTATTCTGTACCATCTTATCTGTCTCCCTTCTTTACAAACGCATCTACAGCAATATCCGAAAGCATTCTGGTTAACTGGTCTAAGATCTGTTCAAATCCGCCCTTCTTGTCTGATTCCATCTCTCTCTTATCTTTCTTCATAAGTTCATCACAAGTGGCATCCGCTAATGTAAGAATCTTTTTGTATTTTTCATCTGCATCCTTCTTGTCATAACTTACACGAAGGTTATGCTTAAAACTACCAAGGATTGATGCAATTTCAACCGCACATATACCTTCATTTCCACTAATTATTGCTGTCCCATTTTCTGCTTTTACCATCTTCATATCCTCCTAAATTGCTCTAAACTCTATATTTCTGCTCTGGAAGAATTCTTTCAGGGCAAGTGCATCTTCGGTTGTAAGAAGTGCTGCAAACCGAATCCACTCTTTTGACGGCTCCAGTTCCTGCTGTGCCGGAGCTTCCTGTGGAACAAGATCCATAACCATCTGTTCCGCCGGCTGTTCCAACTGCTGCGATGCCTGCTCCTGTGCAATCTGCTTCGCACGTGCTTCCTCGGCTTCTCTTCTCGCCTTTTCCTCTGCTTCGTACTGCGCTTTCTTCTTGGCGATTTCGGACATATGCTGCGCCTTCTCGATTGCCTTTGGCAGATCCAGCGTCTCTTTGTACAGTTCCAACGCTTCAAAGCCAAACTCCGGGAGCTTGTTGAGTGTGAATACCGCTGTGCTAATCTCGTTTAATCTGGCACGCATCGCATCTTCGATAGACTTCATCGATACGGATGCATTCAACCACTTCTCATCCCAGATCATCTCCAGCTTTACAAATGCCTGAAATCCAATTGTCTCAAAGAGTGCTTCAATCCGCTTCTCTTCCTTCAACGTCTGCTCATATTCTTTGATCTGCTTATCAATCAACTGTACCGGCTCATTCACAATATCCGTGAGTTCACGAATTTTCCGTTCGAATTCATCGTATGGCTTCAAACAATCCTTTTTGATACGGATTCTCTCATCTGACATAGCCTTAATAAGCTTATTCAATGCCGCTCTGTCTGCTTTAGCATCCTTAATCTGATCACTGCCTGTATATACCAGATTCTTATACATCTCTACCTTGCTTGTAATCTCTGCTTTCAATTCTTCATAGTTAAACTGAATTACCTCCGGAAATGTTACCGGTTCTACTCTTAACTCCATTCATATCCTCCTAACTTAATACCAGCTCATATTGAGCATCCTTCCCTACCGAGAGAAGGGACTTGATACGTTCGCTCTCCCGCTGATCCTTCAACTTCTGCTCTGTGCATTCCTCACATCGCTCCTGTGGATCCAGATGTGCACCACAGGTCGGACAGATATAACCATACATGGCATCCTCCTATATCTCCGGCAGTTTCACATGTGGGGCTTTCATATCTTCCACGCATGTCCAGAACTTCCGCTCTTCGTCCGCCAGGTAAGCAATCTCTTCTTCTTTCTCATTTCTGTATACCGTTTCATAGATTGTTTGCTTTGTAACATAACCATCAAATACGGATTTTAATTGTGCTGCGATAACGACATAATCAAATTCCGTAACCATCAGGTAATGCAGCACTTGAACATAATAATTTTCAGGTATGTAATGATCTTTCCAGTTTCTTCTCTGTGAGGAATTAAGAATATTAGTTGTCTTTATCTCTAAAATTCCTTTTTTCCCATCTGGATCTTCAAACCATCCATCAAGACTTGCATGTGCAAATGGATATTTGTCATTTGTCCACATATTGTTTTCTTCGTAGAAAACTTTTTTTTTCCGGAAAATCCAAACTAAACAAAGCTCTTAGATGTGGTTCTGCCTGTATGCCATACTTCACATACGGCTTGTCCGAGATATCCTCCGGCATCAGATGAAACGCCTTGTCCTTCCAGAGTTCCACATTTGTCTTGTATGGATTCTTTCCAAGTATTGCAGATGCATCTGATCCGCCGATCTTCGTTCTGTGCTTCAACCAATCTTCACGATTTGGAAGCACCTGCATGGTAACCATTGATTCACGCTCCCTTCCGTGTTATACTTCTTATTGTGTTATTTGTTATTTGCACCTGCGGGATGCCAGTCCCAAGGGTGCTTTTTTTGTAGATCTCGATTGCATGATCCATATCATCATTGTTGGCATATTCAATCAGCTCCTTATAGATTACAGCCACAAGCATCATCCAAAATCCATAGACCATACCAATCCATAACAGCACCGCACCTTCGACCATGGCGAACGTTGCCAGCCGATAGGACCATATAATCATGTTATTGCTCATCCTCTTTCTTCCTCTCTGCTTGTCCACATATTCGCAGGTCGTGCCTGCGGTATCTTATGAACATTTCTTTGCCTGTTCAACAGCAAGTGCATCCGCTACCTTGTCGGTCAGCTTCTTCTTAATCTCTTCCTGCTGTTCTGGTGGAAGTGTTTTCAAATCCACCCATTTTCCATCAACCAACACATTGTATGTATAGGTCATAACGCATCACCTCCTGCATTAGCTTATTCAACTAAGGTCTACAGTGTGCTTGCTTAGGGCTTACTGCGTTCCATCAAAATAACATCCATTGAACAATCAACAAATTCGCCTTATACTTCATACAGGTGCGCCACACCAATACATATGAAAGAAGGTGAAATCATGTCAAATGATATTGTCAAAGATGCTTTAACCAAATGGGAAGACATTGCACTGGCTTACACGGTCAAAACATCTTCTGCAACCACTCCGGAGCAGTTCCTTGATGATTACGTGAAGAATAAGGAATCTTTCAACACAATCAAGAAACAGCACGCTGGAGAATGGATGCTCTAAAAATCAAATCTGGCAATCACAGATAAAACATCTTTTGCCACATCAAGCAGGTATAGAGCATGTTTCACAGAATATTTTTTTGCTCCCAGAGCTTTCAAAATATCTCTGATAACAAGCTCTTCGCCTTCTTGGGTTTCCAGCAAATTGTCTGTCGCTTCCATGAAGTAATAAACCATCTCTTCATCTGTAAGGATTTCCTTCGCTTCCGCAAATGTTTTTACATCTTTCAGCTTCTCGGCAATTACCTCATATTTTGATTTTCCTTCCATGCTTCTCCTTCCCATCAACGCTTGGTATTTGATGAATGCAATGCCTTTTCACTGTATCTCTGTATTGTCTGCTCATCTGGAACAGCATCAATATCTTTCAGATACAGCGTAAGGGCTTTTGTTGATTTCTTATATGCGGCTGCTCTTGCAAACTGACTAATAGCAACCACAATCAGAATTACACATACTAACTCGCTCATGCTTCTCCTTTCTATCTAATTAAATTTGTGATACACTATTCCCAAAAAAGGATGGTGTGTCACATGGTTTACGATTTTGAAAAAATAACTTTAAGTATGAAGGAAAAATATAAGCTTTTTGTTACCCGCATGAGAAAGAAATCCAAAGCTGAATATTTTGGTGATTCCGAATATTACCTTTCTGATATAAAATTTATCCGCCAAAACAGTTCTGGAAAAACAGACATTATTGGTTCATCCATACCAGATGGAACGTACTCTGTCACAAGCAATTATCTTCGCTACCTAACATATCGCAGGGAAAAATTTTTCTCACGAGTGCTTACTTCCGTTATCACACCTATAGTTGTTTCAATCGTTACATCCATATTGACAGTAATAATCCTAAGCAAACTAGGCTTAAAATAAGAATTACTGTTCTATATTTGCGTTCCCTTTTATACAGGTACTCATAGAAAAGAATCTCTTCATCTGTTACATGATGAAATTCTTGAAACCCTTTGTTATCTTCAAGGAATTTTTCTCTTCTAACGTCTTCTCTAATTGATTTCAATTCCTTTTCAGATTCAACAAAGTTTTTTATAAATCCCAATCCTTTCTCCTTTCTATCACTTTAAGTGGATTTTGTGGGCAAAAAAATATAATCTAACGGCATATTATATAATCTCGATAATGTATCAAGAATTGCAAACGATGGTGTAACTGCACCCTTTTCCCAGTTGATTACTGTTTTTTTGCTTACTTTAAGGCTTTTGGCGACATCTTCCTGAGTTAATTTCGCATTTACTCTTGCCGCTGCCAAGCTTATCTTAACATTCTGCAATCGTTATCATCTCCTTTCGCATATCATAATACCATCACTTTAAGTGGATGTCAACACTGAAAGTGAATTTTTTTCATTTTTAGTTGCTATATGTCCACTTATGGTGTATAATCTCTTTTGTAGGGAGGTGGTAACATGCCATACGAAGAATTCAATAAATTGTTCGCAAAAAATCTAAGATATTATCTTAATAAGTATAATATGACACAAGCAGAGCTCGCAAAACATCTGAACGTAGGAACTACATCTGTATATAATTGGTGTAATGGCATCAAATCTCCAAGAATGGATAAAGTGGATGCAATGTGTGAATTATTCAACTGTAAACGCTCAAATTTGATGGAAGATAAAGATCAAGTTGAGGAAACACATTACTACGAGAATCCGAAGACAGCAAAAATAGCACAGGAGATCTTCGAGAACAAAGAGCTCTCACTTCTCTTCGATGCTGCACGTGATGCTTCTCCGGAAGACATCCAAACAGTACATACAATGCTACTTGCATTAAAAAAGAAAGAAAAAGGCGAATAAGTCCGTATTATTGTACCTGCGATATGATATGCTCTTAGTCGCAGGGGGTGATATTACGAACGAAGTATTTGTACACTTAATTGATTTTAAGGGAGCAAACGCAAAAGAAACCGTCACTTCGAACGAAGATGGCAGTTTCTCAATCTTTATCAATTCAAGACTCAATCAGGAACAGCAGACAGACGCTTACTTGCATGCTCTGTCTCACATCACCCGGTTAGACTTCGAGAATAGAGATGCTTGCGTTGACCACTTAGAATATTATGCACATAATTGCTCACCAAGGCATTTATGATATTTACAATTTTAAGGAGGAAGGAAATATGATTTGTCCAAAATGTGGAAGTCAAAACGTTAACGTCCAGATAATTCAGACTGGGGGAAAAACAAAGAAAAAAGGGAATGGCGTTGGTGGTCATGTAAACAATGCCGCAAGAGGTATTACAGCTGTTTGTACGCTCGGATTATCTAACCTTGTATGGAAGAAATCAAAGGGCGGTGAGAAAACGACATTCCAGAACGAATCTGTATGCATATGTCAGAATTGCGGCAACTCTTGGAAAGCATCATAATTACATAAATAAAAATCCCCCAGGTGCTGGAAACACCTGAGGGAACGCAATACATCAAGAGCCTTAAACAAAAGCCTAAGTCTTTGATATAATGCCCTAAGCAAGCATATTATATCATAAAGGCTCTCGATGTACAATTTCAAATTGTATAAAGGAGTGATGTTTTATGAAGACTGTATGCGCTTATATCAGAGTTTCTACAGATTCGCAGGAAGAATACTCGCCAGATGCCCAGATTCGGTTGCTGAAAGAGTATGCTACATCCCACGACATGACAATTATAGACATTTATCAGGATCTCGGTATCTCTGGAAGAAATGCCGATAAAAGACCGCAGTTTCAGGATATGATTGCAATGGCAAAATCCAAGGAACATCCCTACGATGCAATACTTGTATGGAAATTCTCTCGTTTTGCCCGGAATCAAGAAGAATCTATCGTGTATAAATCGCTGCTAAAGAAGAATCTTGTAGACGTGGTATCTGTATCCGAACCACTTCCGGAAGGCGTGATCGGTGAGCTTGTGGAGCGTATCTTCGAATGGATGGACGAATACTACTCTATCCGGCTTTCCGGTGAAGTTCGTCGTGGCATGACACAGAAGGCTCTTGCCGGCGGTTACAACGCAAATGTACCATGCGGATATACAAAAGAAAAAGGTCCCAATACTATCCCGCAAATCGACGAATACTATGGTCCTATGGTTCAAAGATGCTTTCACATGTTCGCAATCGAACATATACCTATGACAAAAATCGCAGCGACCATTAACAACTTGGGTTATCGCACAAGAACTGGAAAGCGCTGGGAAACTCGCAATATTACTGATATGTTTCAAAATCCGTTTTATATTGGAAAAATCCGTTGGAACAGTGCAAGTAGCAGACGTACTACGCCACGAGTAGGAGAAGAAATTATCCGAGACGGAAAACATCAACCACTCATTGATCAGGAGTTGTGGGATGCAACACAGGAACGATATGCAAAAATTACTGCCCGAATGGGACACGGAAAGCGACCGGATATTTACAAGCATTGGTTGTCCGGCTTGCTGAAATGTCCGAATTGTGGTGGTACATTGGCATATCAAAATGGATTGGACACGAAAACAGGTAAACACTACCCCTATTTTGTGTGCTGGAAAAATGTGAAAGGTATGTGCGCAACCAGGAACAGTATATCTGCAGGTAAAGCGGCGCAATATGTACTTGACGGATTGCTGAACATCGTCGAAGATAAAGATATAAAAACAATTGCCCCTATCGTTCAATTTAACCAGGATGAAGCTGCGATTGCAAAACAGATTGCAAGCGTCAAGGCGAAGCTTGGTCGTGTAAAAGAAGCTTACGTAAATGGTATCGATACGCTGGAGGAATATAAAGCAAATAAAGAAAAATTAGAAGCAGAAATTGCTCATCTGAAGGAGCTTGTTGTACCCGAAGTAAAACCCAAGACAGTTACAGTAGATGTCATTCGAACTGTTCACGATACTATCATGAATGCACAAAGTGATTCGGAAAAAGCAACGGCAATCAATTCGATCGTGGATCATATAATATACGACAAAGAAGCTGATACAATGGAATTCTTCTTTGTTCCGTAA